CCATTCATCGCTCGCAGGCCGCTGCTCGTTGTACCAGCCACGCAAGATGATCGTTCTCGCATCCCATGGGTGGTCGTGCAGATCACGATCTTCATCCGGTCGCATTATGTGGTGAACCCGGATGGACCATGGGAACCACCACAGCGCTGGTTTATGGGTCTTTCGACAGTACGGGTTGAACAACCACCAGCGGCCCATGTACACGTCCTGGCCGTCGGCGGAGGTGATGTGCTGGTACGGCGTGCGCTGGGCGCGCTCGATGATCCAGGTGGCAATTGCGGGCTTGGCCAGAATCATGGCGGCCAGGTGCCAGAGCAGCGCGACGATGCGTGGCTCGGATCGGTTTTCTGTGGGCATGGGATACCTCGGCAGTAGTGGCCTATTGATACTTTTATAGAGGGCTGTTAGATTTGCTCTCGCTCAGCCTTCTGTGGAAAGCAACAGCTTTCCAGAGGTGGCAGAGCGGTCTATTGCACCGACCTGATAAGTCGGCGGTCAGGAAACTGGCCCACGGGTTCGAATCCCGTCCTCTCCGCAAAGCCCCCTCCAGCAATGGAGGGGGTTTTCTGGTTTAAGGGCCGCAGATTTAAGCGGCAATGGTCTGTTTTTCGGCAATCTTCCACGGATCGTTTGCTTTGGCCAGGGCGGCCATCGGCGGCGGGCTGACGCTGTTGCCGCACATGTGCACCTGCTGGGTCTTTGTAAACGGCTTACCATCGGCCCCCTTGTCGATGATGTAGCTGGCCGGGAAGCCCTGAGCGCGGTAGAGCTCGTGCGGTTTCAGCATGCGCAGGCAGATATCGACGATCACGTATGGGGTGCCCTTCACGAACACAGTGACGAGCCCCAGGCGATCCTTGGTGGTGATTGTCGGGGCTGGCGAGTCTGCTGCGCTGGTGTTCTCTGTGCCGTAGTAGCTGATCAGGAAGGCTGCAACGCGCAGGGCGCCGGCCTCGTGCTCGGGCGACAGCTTGTACTCGACCAGGCCGTGGTGGGTGCCGCCAGCGCTGATGGTATGCAGCGGCTCGTCAATAGCACGTGCATCGCAGTTGCCGCGAAGGTGAAGAAGATTCGCCCCCACCAGCGCATGGTGATCACCGGTCGTTACCGTGCGCAGTGGGTCTTCTGCCTGTTGCCCGATGCTGCCGTTGCGCAGGGTTGCCAGGTGCGCTGTCACCAGGCGCTGCTGGCTGCCCGTGTTTGTGACCGTGCTCATGGGGTCATCCATGCTGCGAGCCGGCGTCTCGTTGAATCCTCCGTTGGCCTGCTCAATGAGGGCGGTGCATACGCCCATGGCGTGGGCTGCACCGGCTGGACGCTTGTAGTTTCCGCCGCTGGTGATGGTCGGTACCGGATCGGTGATGGGCGCGCCTTCGCTGTTGAAACGGAACTTGACCAAGTGCGCAGCCGCCAAAGCGTGCTTCACTCCGCCAGCGACTATGGTTCCCAGCGGCTGATCCAGGCCAGGTACCCGTGGCTGTTGGCCTTCGCGCTCGCCGTATCCGCTCTGCACCAGGGTAGGGCTGATCAAGGTCAGCTCCCCGCGGTTTGCACAAGTGATGGTTGGCAACGGATCCAGTGCGTCGTTGATACGATCGCTGCCCTGATGGGTGGCTGGCGCAATGATGGGGCTTGCCATAGCGAACGATCCACCGCGGGGCCAGCTTGTGACTGTGCGCAGCGGCTCCTGCGCCGACTGGGCCAATTCGCCCGACCAGTTGGCGATCGGTACGATGAAGGGTTGCGGGTTGTCCAGTACGAATTTCTTCATGCCCTTGGCCACCCGGCGCAACGTTGCGGCCGCCAGGTCTTTCTTGCGCCCGAAGATGCTCTTGCTCGGTACGCTCCAATCGATACAGTCGGCGGCGGTGCGCCACTTCTGCTGGCCCTTGGCTGGGTTCTTGGCGTGGGTCGGTTCTGGCCAAACGATGGGCTGACCGTCGCAGCGAGCGATCATGAACAGGCGCTCGCGGCTGGTCGGCGCGCCGAAGTCGCAGGCCTTGATGATGCGCCACTCCACTTGGTAGCCCATGCCTTCGAGCAGATGCACGAAACGGCGCCAGGTGATGCCGCGGCGTTTCGGGTCTGGCACCAGGAACTGCTGCTGCACCGGTACGCGCTCACCAATAGCTGCCACGGTGCCGTCAAGCTTCATCACCCTGCCGGTAGCCTTATCGCGCTTGGCTATCAGCGGCCCCCACTGCAGGATCTGCTTCACGTTCTCCAGGCTGATCACCCGGGGCTTCTTCTTTCCGGCCCACTTGAGGCCGATCCACGACAGGTTGCGAATCTCGCGTTTGCGCGGCTGACCGCCGGCGGCCTGGCTGTGGTGGGTGCAGTCCGGGCTCATGTGGAACCAGCCCACGGCCCGGCCCTGGCATTCTTCGTCGGGATCGCCCTCGAATACGTCCGTGGTGAAGTGGCGCGCTGCTGGGTGGTTGGCGGTGTGCATGCTGATGGCCGCCGGGCTGTGGTTCTTGGCCACGGTCACCGGCCGGCCCAGGCCCATCTCCAGCCCGGTACCGGCACCACCGCCACCACAGAAGAAGTCGACCACGATCTCGTCGTCTTGAGGATCGAAGCCAAGGCCGTACTGGATTTTGAAGTCGAGGTGGTTCTTTTTCTGAAACGCAGACATGGGCGGTCCTCGCCTGGTTGGCGTTATTCGTTATCGTTTGAGAGGGGAAGGCGCTGGCGGGCAGCGCCGGGGTGGCGTGTTTTTGAGAAGTGGTTGATAGTGAAAGGCCATATCCAGCTTGGAGAAAGCCGTGACCTATCATCGGAACTTCCCTGATGCAGAACTTTTTGTGGAGCCTGTCGGAAGCAGCGACAGCTGTTTTGAGTGCGGAAAGCCCATCTCGGGCGCTGGCGTCGAATACCATGGGCACAATGCAAAAGGCTACATAGCAGCTATCTACCTGCACCCACAGTGCGCAACCGAAGTTGGGCAGCGGCTAATCTGTGATGGGTTCCCCAACCGCCGTGAAGTCTGACGATAACCCTCCGGCGCTTAGGGAAGCGCCGGAGGGTCAGGCGGAGTAGAGGCGATCGAGGTCGTTGGCCGGCATCTTGGGTTTGGCGCGGAATTCCTTGAGTGCCGCCTTGTAGCTCGCCTTGGCTTCCTTCAGGGTCGGAGCCCATTCACCCACGACCTCGAGCGTTTCGTAGGGTGACCACCGTGCGAAGTCGTAGTGCCGGCGGTACTGCCGGTACGCGCTCCCTCGGGGGTAGCGCACCATCCTGTACTCCCGTGCACCCCAATCGCCGCGCTGCTGGTACTGCGGCATGTTGATGCCGAGGAAGTGAGCGAAGCCGTCGTAGCACTCGCACTCGTCTAGGTACTCGTCGAACCTGGTGCGCTTGGCAGGTGGAGGGGGCGGTGGCAGCTTGTTCAGGGCGAACTGCTTGCCCTCGTCCGTTGCGCGATACACCACCTCGTCTGCGGAGCAGAAGGCCGGAGCCTTGCCGCGAGTCATAAGGCCGGCAGCCACCAGCACGTCCAGGTTGTTCGAGTCGTCGTAGCCTGGGCTGGTGAGGAAGTGGTTGCGGGTGATGCTGCGGCGGTCCGAGCGCTCAGCGCACAGGCCCAGGGTGTGCCAGAGCAGGCCGAGCTGCTTGTCGGTGGCTTCGATCATGGCTTTCTCCAAGCATGCGCCGCCCTCCGTGCTGGTGGCGGCATGGTGGCAATTTGAGGTGGGATGGAGTATTACGGGGACTGGCAGATGGCCAAACAAGGGAGATAGTTGCGCATGCTAATGTGGATTGGGTGGCCAGTAACGGCCATTTATATAATAGCTATACTCTATTTTTTCGGTGATGGGCTGTTAAACCTGCAAGAAAAACCAATTAACGAAGTTGGTGACTTTCTAGCTGGCGCGTTCAGCCCACTAGCCTTCCTATGGCTTGTGCTGGGGTTTATACAGCAAGGTAGAGAACTGAGTCTAAGCTCTCGTGCCTTGCAGCTGCAGGCAGAAGAGCTGAGATCTTCAGTTTACCAGCAAAGTCTCAGTGCTAAAGCTCTTGCTCTTCAGACTGAGGAATTGCGGAACTCAGTACAGCAACAGGTACACATTGTCGAAGCCCACAATGCGGAGCTTGAAAACTATGAACGTTCCCTTGAACCGTTGCTACTGATTGAAAGGGTTGCGGTAGAAGAGGTAGAAGGTTGCAGCTATAATGTATTCCAGATATTAAATTCTGGTGAGTATTGTGAGGATGTATCAGTAGTGCTGGATGGAGTGCTTGGTAGAGAACAGATTGCATTGCAACCCCTGTCTCGAGGAGCACACCAAAAATTTCGGGTTAGCCTGGGTATGGGGCAGCGGATAGATGTAATTGTTGAGTACACTCGGCGGAGCGGGAAAAGAGGAAGGCAAACTTTTTGTATGGATGCCCGTTATGAAGGAGTATCCCACTGGTACAAGGTTTCTAAGAATAACTTTATCTAAAATTGGCTAAGGGGCTCTTTGAATCCACGCTCCAGCCGATTGGAAGATGTCTGCCGCCAGAGCTTCATCAAGCGTTGTGTCGGTAGGGATGGCGATCCAGCCGGACGCCACCAGGTGCTTTGGATTTGCGGTGGCGCGCAACTCGGTGTAGGTGGCTTCGATCACATCGGTGAGGTGATCGGCTCGGTAGTTGCCTTGGGGCGAGACCTCAACCGATTTGTGGTAACGCTCGCCGAACTCCGTCCGACACAAGACGCTGAGGTAGATGGTCCACCGGTGCGGGATATCGCAAACCGCGTCGACGACCTGTCGCACGCGGATCTGCTTGAGGTTCTTCCAGTTGACCAGCACCTGCTGGCCGCTGGGGTCGATATTGACCACGGCCGCATGGTTGGCCGATACCAGGGCCCGACAAGTCCGCTCCACGCGCGCCCGCATGTTGTGGGGTTTGCGCTTGCTCATTGCCGCACGCCTTTGGTGGCGGCACCGGCCTCCATCGCATCAACAAATCGCATGGCCGCCTGGTGACTGAAGCAGAAGCCTTTGGTCTTGCCGGTGCCGATCTCAATGATGTGCCAGGCCTTGCCCTTGGCGACCGCCTGGTACAGAGGGCGAGCGGTAGGAGGGGGTAGGCCAACCAGCCCGTAGAACTCGGCAGTAGCCATGAGCGAGCGTGCACGCAGGGCGGCCAGGCCGTCCACGCGCTGTTGCATGGATTGGTGCATGGGATGTTCCTCGTGGGAATCAAGCGTGGTAGTCGAATGACTCTGCTTTGCGGAGAACGCGAACCTGGGCGATTCGGCGTTCGGGTACTCGGCGATCGCGGCGCACCGGGTCGCTGTCGCCGATTGCGGCGTGAGTGGCGACCAGAGCGGCGAGCAGGAAGCACATCGGGCTGATGATGTTGCGGCGCATGGCCTTGGTGACCGCCTCGATGCGGCGCCCGGCCTCAAGCTTGAAAAGCGCGTTCTCGATGCGGTTGGCCACGGTGCCGGGGCTTACCGCCATCTGGCGGGCGATTTCTTTGGTGGTGAGGCCTTGGGCCACCCACAGCAATGCTTCAAGCTCGCGGGGAGCCAGCGCCTTGCCGAGCTGGCCAATCCATGAGCCGCAGGTGATCGTTTCCATGATGGGTCCTGGGTAAGGCGGAGTTGTTTGATGGCCTGCGGCCAGCTCACCACTGCCCAGGTGACGGGCTTTGCGCTAGGCTGAGCGCTCTCACACAACACAGCCAGCAAAGGAGGGCGCAACCTTGGCAGTTTCCGTGGTTGCAAAATTCATCGCGGATGAATGGTTCAAAATCATGGCGGTTCTTTCTTTTGTGGCGCTCGTACTTTCAATGACCGTGGATTTGAAGGTCGACAACGGGGTCGTCGGGCTCTTCTCCCTGGCCGGCCTGCTTTGGGGTATTGGTGAGATGGCCAGCCGGCCGTTTATTTCAGGGATTGCACCTCACCCTTACCAGCTTGGGTCAGTGATCATCAGCGGAAGGCCTCGTCGGGTCACCAAGTCTGGCATCGCCTTCTTCATCCTCTCGGCGCTCGCCTCTCTGCTTGGGTGCCTCAAGGCATATCCCTTAATTGCAGAGGTTGTTCGAGCCGTTCAGCTCTGATTTCCCGTCTGGCCCTCGTTAGAAGGCCAGCCAGTGAAATCGAAGTGATCCAGGCGCCCATCGCTCTCTGGGCTACGCGCTTCCCCGCATTGGCATGCGCGCCACTTGGTTACCTGAACCCAGCTCACTGCATGAGGCAGCTGCTGCCCTCATGTGCCGCTGAGGGTGACGGGTGTCGAGTTGTGTAAAGAGCGGTGGCTGCCGTAGCTGCCCGCCGGTTCAGCGCGGCGATGAGCAAATTTAAGCAATCTGAAATCGGTAGGTCAAGCATGCTGAATAAATATTTTCAGCAAACTGAAATTTGCAGGCGAAAAAAAGCCCACCTCGGGGTGGGCTGATTGGCTCAGATCTCGCTGAAATCTCGCCAAGCTATGCGGATCACCCCGGAGTCCAGTCGATCGACACGAATGCCTGTAGTCTCCTCCAGATCATTGAGGATCCTGGCCCAATCCGCCATGCAATCGTCTGGTGAGGGGGTGAGCTCAATCATCTGTCGCTTCTGAACATGAGGTGACGCAACTGCCTGTTGGATTCGATATCCAAGCCGTTCGTACGAGCGAGACGGCGATTGGGTGAAAGCGAGAGGAAGCATGCATAAACTCCTTGTACTGTATATGCGTACAGTTATCCTTTGTCGTAGGATTTTTGCAAGGCCCTAGCCGTTCCATTCGCCGGAACCTGTAAAGAAAATGCGCATATCAGTTCTGTTCCAGACGAAAAAAACCCGGCTCATGGCCGGGCTTCGGTAGCTGGAATGGTCAAAGCTTCATCATTGCTCGAACGACGACCCCGACGATCCGACAACCATCCGCGCACATCTCGACCGGGTATGCCGGGTTGAGTGGCTTCAGGAATCGCCGCCCTCCGTCCTCTACTAGTTTTTTGAACGTGGCTTCATTGCTGTCGGCAAGCTTGGCGACCACCAGCTTCCCTGATATGACATCCGCTTCCGTGTCCACGAGGATCATCATGCCTTCGGTGATGCTGGTGCCTACAGGAGCAGTCATGGAGTCACCTTTGACCTCCAGCCAGAAAGCAACCCCTTTTGAGTCGTAGTCGGACACCTCATAGCGATCCGAGAAACCTGGCGGGAAGGGCTCAACGGCTTCGGACCAGGCCCCCGCCGCGACCCAGCTGATCACCGGGTAGCGGAACGACATCTTGGGCTGCGGGATGGTCTCGATGTTACTTTCTTCGACCTCTGGCCCCTCGCCGATGGCAAGCCACTCAGCACGGAAGCCAGTTGCTTTAGCCAGGGCGTAAAGGTTCTCAGGGCGGAGGCTCTTGCTTTCGCCTGAAATCCATTGGGTGACGGCAGAGTTTGCAACGCCGCATGCAGCCGCAATTTCGCCTTTCTTCTTGCCGCTGACCGCAATGGCCTTGGCTATTCGCTCGTGTCTTTCCATTCGCTGAGTTTAAGTTAACTGAATTTAAGTATGCAGTTCGCTGAACGGCGTCGTTGACTATGATCCTTCAGCATGCTGAAATTCACGGACGCACCATCGAGGAAGCGCAATGAAAACGCGTGACGCCGCAAACCATTTCGGCAGCAAGAAGAAGCTTGCCGACGCGCTGGGGATTCAGCCCAGCGCAGTGACGATGTGGGGTGAGGTCGTACCGATCTCTCGCCAGTACCAACTTCAGATCCTTTCGGGCGGCCAACTCATGGCGGATGCGAAGCCATCCGTGGAGGAATGCGTTAAGTCTGACAGGCCCACCCTTGAGCCAGTAGATGTCCAAAACACCTGCGAATCCATCCAGTAACGGATTTTCAGGCGAAAAAAAACCGCCTGGCAGGGCGGCTTTCTCTACAGCTTCAAACGAGATCAGAGCATGACAAACATCGTCCAAATTGACAAGTCCAGGGGGTTCACCCGGATGGACAACCAGCTCATGGATGGCCTGTTGGCTATCGATCTCCCAGCAAGGGAGATGAAGATTGTGCTGTACGTGGCCAAGGCCACCATCAACTTCGGCGCGGGCGCCCAGCGCATCCCGGCGACCGACATCGCAAAGGCCATCAACGCCCACCCTGATTCCGTATCCAAGGCGATCTCCAGTCTGTTGCGCCGCCGTGTGTTGTTCCGCGAGGGTGGTGCCCGGGGTGACATCGGCGTGAATGACCCGAAAGACTGGGTCTACGTCACTGAGCCGAAACAGACCAAATCAGCCGATTCGGCTCAAGTGGTCCGAATCGGAGAAGAGCCGAAACAGACCAAAACCGCCGACTCCCTTCTTTATTCTAAGAATCTAACCCCCTATGTATTTCTTCCTTCGGAAGAAAATACATGCCCCCCCAACGATGAGCAGCCGACTCCGGCCAAGGCTGACCGCAAGGCGCCATTCGGGAAGGCCGCCATGCTGGCCGACAACCCGCACGGCCTGGATGAGTCACTGATCGCTGACTACCTGACTGTCCGCAAGGCCGCAAAAGCCCCGGTGACTGCCCGGATCTGGTCCGGCCTGAATGCCAAGCTGGAGCAGTGCAAGGCATTCGGCATTCAGCCTGCCCAGGCCCTGGAGGTCGCCGTCGAGAACGGATGGCGCGGATTCGAGGTGGACTGGGTGACCAAGCGTCTCGCCGCCCAGCTGCCTGCTAACCCCAACAGCCGCCACCACGGCTT